CGACTACTACACCGACAACGACGACTGGTACCTCAGCGCGGATCCGGCGCAGTGCCCGACGATCGAGATCGGGTTCTACCTGGGCCAGCAACTCCCGCAGCTGTTCACCCAGTCCGACCCGTCCGTGGGCAGCATGTTCGACGCGGACAAGCTAACGATGAAGGTGCGCCACATCTACGGCGGCACCGTGCTGGACCACCGGGGCACCTACCGCGGCTCCAACTGACCCCCTCCACATCCGATTCGAACCACGATCCCTGAGAGGGGTTTTCAGTCATGCCTTTGCCCAATGAAGTCCGCGGCATCCAGTTCCACGAGATCAACCTCGAATCGATCGGCGCGGCCGGCGTCGCGGGCAACCTGCCCGCGTTCCGGGCACCGGCCAAGTGCCAGATCGTGTCGGCCGCGCTCGTCCCGTCCGCCGCGATCACGGCGGACCCGACGAACAACTCGATTTACACCCTGACCCGGCACACGGCCGGCGCCGCGGCCACGCCGGTGGCTACCCGGTCATGGGCGGCCGGCAACTCGGTGGCGCTGACCGAGGAGGCGATGACCCTGTCCGGGACGGCGGCGAACCTGCTGCTGGCCGCCGCCGACACGCTCAGCGTGGTGAAGACGGTCGGCGGCACCGGGTTGGTCATCCCGAACTTGCTGCTGGTCGTCGGTTTCCGCTGGACCGGGGTCTGATCGGTGGCCGTTTCGGCCCGGACGATCGCGCTCACCGGTGCGGACCAGCTGGTCTGCACCGGTGGCGCGATCTACCGGGGAATCGTGGTGCGGGAGACCGCCGCGGCAGTCGCGGTGGTCCGCGTGTACGACGGGACCACAACCGCGGGAACCCTGATCGACGAGGTGTCTTTAGCGGCATCAGGCTCGGCATCGCTGTGGTACGGCGATGGCGGGATCTGGTGCTCCGTCGGCATCTTCGTCGACGTCGTTGGCCCGGCCGCCGTCGAGGGCTCGGTCAGGGTCGGCTGATGAGTGACCTTACGTTCAACGTCGCGAAAGGCCGGATCGTCGAGCTGTACAACAACGTCGACAACAACGTGCCCGCGAACTCGGCGCTGATCATCGTCCCGGTCGACGCCGGTGCCACGAGTGATGCCACCATCCGCGACTTCGCCACGCTGGCGGCGGTTCTCGCCGGTGGGGTGACGGAGCGGACGACCGGCGGGTGGAGCCGGAAGACCCTGACCGATGTGGAGCTCGGCGCGTTGGCGGTGGACAACGCCAACGACTGGTATCAGGTGCTGCTGCCGAGTCCGCAGACGTGGACGGCGGTGACGGCTGGAGTAGTGACGGACCTGATCGTCTGCTACGACGGCGACACCACGGGCGGGACCGACGCGAACATCGTCCCGCTGACAATGCACGATTTCGCGATCACCCCTGACGGCACGGACGTGCAAGCCGTGATCTCTGGAACGACCGGGTTCTTCCGGGCGACGTAGTGGGGACTCTGTTTGAATGGAAATTCGAGGGGCAGTCCAACGGAACGCCCGTCACGGCCGCCAACTCTGACGATTTCGGTGATCCTGCCTGGACGGCCATCAGCCTTTCACTGACCACCACCTATTCGACGGCGCAAGCTCGGTACGGGACGGTTTCCCTGCGCTCGGTCATCTCGGCCGGCACCGCGATCGCCGCCGATAAGTCGGACACCGCAGCCAATTCGTCGGCGACGTCGTGCTGGCTGCGGCTGGTGTCGTACCCCTCGGTGGCCACGATCCTGCCTGAACGGTCCAGGGATTCCGTCGGGGCGGCGAACCTGGCCAGCACTCAGATCACCACCACGGGTCAGGTCCAGGCGATCTCTGGGGCGACGACCGGCACCGCCAGCGTCACCACGCTCGCGCTCGACACCTGGTACCGGCTGGAGGCGGTGACCACCGCATTCAACTCCGGTAGCACGTTGCGGACGATCAACGTGTACGACACCACCGGCGCGCTGTTCCTCGGCCCGGTCACCGCCACCGGGACGACAGCCGCCCTGTGCAACATGATCCGCTGGCTGAAGTCGGGCAGCGCAGCAAACCTCGAGTACTTCCTCGACGACCCGAGACAGAACATCGGGGCCACCGCCGAGATCGGGGCCCGGATCCAGTCGATCACTATCGGCGCTGCGCTTGAGACCAGCCAGGCTCAGCCGCTCGCCCGGGTCAAGGGCCGCCCTCTCGGGGTCGCGACCGAGGCGTCCACAGCATGGCCCCTGGGGCGGAGAAAATTCCGGACCCTGGCGGCGGCGACCGAAGTGGACACCGCTCAGGCCGTCCTGATCCCCGGCACGCACCGCGTCTACTCCGGCGCGGCAACCATCACCGCGCCTCAGGCAGGCGGATCCGCTGTCACCGCGCCCGGCGCCGGCGCAGCGACCGTCACCGCGAACCACGCAGGAGAGGCGAGGGTGCAGTGACGACCACGACCGCGCTCGATGTCGGCGACAAGCCGATGCTCACGTATGTCCCGCAGGTCAGCGGCACGCCGACGAACGCGACGGTGACTCTAACGGTCACCCGTCCGGACGGGTCGCCCCTCACCGGAGCGGCAATCGAGAACCCAGCCCCGGGCACGTACACCGCGAGCATCGACGTCGACCTGGCGGGCATCTGGTCCTACAAGTGGTCGGCGACCGGCGCCGTCGTCGACGTCGAGACCGGGACGTTCCGGGTCGTCCCGGCCACCACGTCCACCGTGTACGCGACGGTCTCCGAGCTGCGGTCCCAGTTCCGCGACGACACCGAGGCGATGGACGACAAGGAGCTGAAGCGGGTGCTGCGCGCGGTGTCGCGCGGGGTGGACCTGCACTGCGGGCGCCGGTTCTGGCGCGACACCACCGCCTCAACGAGAGTCTTCCGGGCCGATGAGCCGGGCCTGCTGTGGGTCGACGACTTCTATTCGACCACCGACCTGGTCGTCGAGACCGACCCGGCCGGGAACGGCACCTGGTCCGAGACCTGGACGGTGGACGACTACCAGCCGGAACCGCTGAACGCCGCGGCGATGGCCTCCGACGGGACCGGTGCGTTCGCGTGGTGGCAACTCGCGGCGGTCGGCTCCCGGTCTTTCCCGTCCGGGTTCCGGCGGGCTCAGGCGCGGGTCACCACGCGGTGGGGCTGGTCGGCGCATCCTGACCAGGTCGCCGAGGCGACCCTGCTCAAGGCCGCGTCGCTGTACAAGCGGAGGGACGCGCCTTTCGGTGTCGCCGGCGTCGGGGACTTCGGGGTGATCCGGATCGGCCGGTTCGACCCGGACGTCATCGACCTGCTGCGCCCGCCGCTGCAGAAGTTCCGCCCGCGCACCCTGTCCTACGACCCGCAGCGCTCCAGTCTCTTTCACGGCCGGGGGCGCTGACTCATGGACATGCAGGAGGTCAGCGAGGCTCTGGCCGCCGCGGCGGGCACCGTCATCTCAACGCCGAAGCTCATCACCTACGCGTTCGTCCCGCACTCTGTGACCGCCCCGTGCTGCTTCGTCGCCGAGTACACCATCGACTTCGATCGGGCGATGAACCGCGCCCTGGACGCCGTCGACGTGACGATGCGGGCGCTGGTCTCGCCGGCCGACGAAGCAGTCGGCACCCGCCGGCTCAACGGGCTGCTGTCCGGGTCCGGTGGCGGTGCCCTGAAGCAGGCCATCGAATCCGCGCGCGGTGCCCCCGGGGAACTCGCCCTGGGCGGTGCGGCCGACGACTACCGGGTGACCCGCATCGAGGGCGGCCGCTGGTATCAGCACGACGGAGTCCAGTACCTCGGCGCGGAAATCACCGTCCACGTCATCGGGAGCAGCGCATGAGCTTCATCCTCACCGACACCCGCCTTTTCGCGGCCGGCGCCGACCTGACCGGAGCGTCCAACAAGATCGAGATCAGCACCGAAGCCGAGTCCAAGGACACCACCAACTACGCCAGCGGCGGGTGGAAAGAGTTCATCGGCGGCCTGGGATCCTCGGACTGGAAAGCCGGCGGACAGTGGGAGGCCGGTGACCCATCCCTGATCGACGACGCCACCTGGGCCCGGCTCGGCACGGTCGATGTGGTCACCGCAGTCCCCGCCGGCGGCGGTGCCGTGGGCAACGTCGCCTACCTGACCAGCGCCCTGACGAGCTCCTACACGCTGCTCGGCGACGTCGGGGACGTCGCCCCGTGGCAGGCACAGATGATGGGGTCCTGGCCCACCGTTCGGGGCCTGGTGGCGCACCCGCCAGGCACCGCCCGCACCTCGACCGGGACCGGGACCGGCCAGCAGCTCGGCGCTGTCGCGGCCGGTCAGCGTCTGTACGCGACCCTGCACGTCCTGTCCGTGGCCGGCACCAGCACGCCGACCATCACCGCTCGGGTGGAGTCCGACGATAACGCCGGATTCGCGAGTCCGACGACCCGGCTCACCTTCGCCGCGGCCACCGCTGCCGGTGGGCAGATCCTGCGCACCGACGGCACTGCGATCACGGACGACTGGTGGCGGCTCGCGTGGGCGATCACCGGCGCCGGCCCGTCATTCCTGTTCGCTGCCGCCCTCGGCATCAAGTGAAAGGCGCCCCACCATGGCAAAGTTCGTCCTCACCTCCGCGTTCACCGCGCTCAACGGCGTCGACCGGTCCAGCTTCATCACGTCGTCGGAACTGTCCCTGGAATCGGAGTCGAAGGACGTCACCAACTACGGCTCCGCTGGGTGGAAAGAGTTCCTCGGCGGCCTGAAGTCCGGGGAGCTGAAGCTCAAGTTCCTGCAGGACGTCGCCGCCACCCAGATCGACAGCATCATGTTCCCGCTGCTGGGAACGGTCGTCACGTTCGAGGTCCGGGCGACGTCGGCGGCGGTGGGCACGTCGAACCCCAAGTACACCGGATCGCTGCTGGTTACGGCGTGGAACCCGATCGAAGGTGGCGTCGGTGACGAAGCAACCGTGTCCGTTACCTACATCACGTCCGGGGTCGTCGCCCGGGCCACGAGCTGAATGGCCTCCGGTGACCCGGCGGACATCACCGTCGACACCACCCAACTGGAGCACTTCGTGCGGATCCTTTCCGCCGAAGCGGACCCGAAGAAGCTGCGCCGCGAGCTCGCGAAAGAACTGCGCGGCGCGCTGGATCCAGCGGTGCAGACGGCGCGGTCGTCGATCCAGGCGATGGGCCACACCTCGCAGGACCACCCGTCGCCGGCGTTGCGGCCCACCATCGCCCGGGGAATCCGCGCTGAGGTCCGCCTGACCGGACGGTCCACCGGGGCCCGAGTGAAGGTCAAGCGGACCCCGGGCGTGCGGGGGTTCGCGAACGCCCCGAAGCTCACCAACCGGGACAGCTGGCGTCACCCGGTGCACGGGCGGGACACGTGGGTGGAGCAGCGCGGGAAACCGGGATGGTTCGACGACCCGATGCAGGCAAACAAGGCGCAGTACCAGGCCGCGGTGATGCGCGTGATGAACGCGTGGGCCGCCCGGATCGCACGAAGGGCACGCTGAATGTTCCTCGTCTACACCCCCAACGACGGCGACCCGCAACGGTTCCCGTACAAACCGCGGAAGATGATGTCCCCCGAGATGGAGGCCCTCGAACGGGTCACCGACCGGAACTTCTCCCAGTTCACCGCCGACGTCATGCAGGGCAACGCCCTGTGCCGGCGGGCCCTGCTGTGGGTGATGCAGAAGCGCCAGCACCCGACGCTCAAGTTCGCCGACGTCACGATCGCGTGGGACGAGCTCAAGCTTGAGTACTCCAAGCAGGAGTACCAGGCCCTGATCGACAACACCCGGGAGAACACGTCCGGGGCGGAGCAGGCCGCAGCGATCGCCAAGCTGGAGGCGGAGATGGCCGACGCCATCGATGAGGACGGTGACGAGCAGGGGGGAAAAGCGCTGCTGCCGATCGCCGACTGAGGCACCTCGGCAACGCCGCGCACCTCCTCGGGATCCGGGCCCGCGACTGGGACACGTTCACCGTCGAGGAAACCGATCACTACCTCAACTGGATCGAGCAGTGGATCCGGCGGCAGGACGACGTGAAAGGTGGCGGCCGGTAATGGCATCTGCGCACGTCACACTCACCATCTCGGTCACCGATCACCTCACCCCGGTCCTGGAAGCTCTGCAAGCAGAGCTAGACAGCTACGCAGGAGGTGCCGAATGAGTTCGGACACCTCCGTCATCTTCAACCTGCTCGCCCGCGACCGGGCGTCGGCGGTCGTCAGGTCGACGGCGAAGAAGATCGGCACCGCAGCTGCGGCAGCGGGCGCGGCCGGTGGAGCCGCCCTTGCCGCTGGGATGGTCGGGAACCTGGAGAACGAAGCGGTCAACGACAAGGTCGCCGCATCGCTGGGTCTGACTCCGGCGCAGCAGAAGACCTCGGCCGAGGCGGCGTCGAAAATCTTCGCGGGCGCCTACGCGGACAACATGGGTGAGGCCGCGAATGCTGTCGGTGTAGTGGAGTCCTCGATCAAAGGGATGCGGGACGCATCGAAGGACGCCCTCGCGGACACCACGACCACGGCGCTCAACTTCTCCAAGACGATGGATATCGACGTCGCCGACTCAGTGTCCACCGTCGGTGTTCTCCTGGAAACCGGGCTCGCGAAGAGCGCGGAGCATGGCTTTGACCTGATCACCGCGGCGTCCCAGAAGGTCCCGGCGGCCATGCGGGCCGACATGCTGGAGGCCGCGAACGAATACTCCAAACACCTCGCCGCGCTGGGCCTGAACGGCCAGCAGGCATTCGGTGTTCTCGCCACCGCCGCGTCCGGTGGGGCGATCGCGCTGGACAAGACCGGTGATGCCCTCAAAGAGTTTCAGATCCGGTCGACGGACATGTCCACCACGTCCGTCGCCGCGTACAAGGCGATCGGGCTCAACGCCCACGACATGTCGAACGCGATTCTCGCCGGCGGTGACGCGGCGGGCGGGGCCACACAGAAGATCGCCAAGGGCCTCCTGTCAATCAAGGACCCGTCGAAACGCGCTCAGCAGGCCATCGCGCTGTTCGGCACACCGATCGAGGACCTGGGCGTGGACAAGATCCCCGCCTTCCTCGAATCGCTCGCAGGGACCGGTCCGGCCCTGGACAACGTGGCGGGCGCTTCGGATCGCCTGGGAGCGACCCTCAACGACAACGGCAAAGCCCGCGTCGACGCGATGAAGAACAGCGTGCAGGTGTGGACCCAGTCCCTGACCGCCGCCGACGGCCCGCTCGGCACCGTGTCCGCCGGAGTCACCGCATTCGGCGGCACAGCCATGGCCGGCGGCACCCAGCTGGGAATGATGGCCCTGGCGCTGCGGGGCACCGCCGCGGCGTCCATGCTGACCGGCGCCGCCACCGGCGTGGCTTCGGTCGGGCTGCGCGGCGTCGGGATCGCGGCCCGGTTCGCGGTCAGCTCTTTCGGGATCTGGATCACGGTCGCGGCTTTGGTCATCGCCGGCCTGATCTACGCCTACCAGCACAGCGCGAAGTTCCGGGCGATCGTCCAGGGTGCCATGCACGGCGCCGCAGCCGCCTTCCGATGGCTGTGGTCGGCCGCGAAAGCGGTGTTCGGGTGGCTCAAATCGAACTGGCCGCTGATCCTCGCCATCCTCACCGGCCCGATCGGCATGGCCGTCCTCGTGATCCACCGGAAGTTCGACTCGATCGTCGGGTTCATCCGCGGCATGAAAGGGAAGATCAGCTCCGCTGCCCGCGGCATGTGGGGCGGCATCACCGCGGCGTTCCGCGGGGCCATCAACGCGATCATCGGCGGCTGGAACCGCATCCACTTCGGGATCCCCGGATTCAACGTCGGCCCGATCCACTACGGCGGATTCCAACTCGGTGTCCCGAGCATCCCCTACCTGGCCAAAGGCGGCATCGTGCCGGCCACACCCGGCGGCCGGATGATCGTCGCCGGTGAAGGCGGCCTCGATGAGGCCATCGTCCCGCTCGGTCGTGGCGGTGGTGGGCTGCTCGGCGGTGGTGGGCGGACCGTGCTGGAGTTCGCCCCCGGCGCGAACGGCAAGGTCGAGGCTTTCATTGTCGAACTGATCCGCCGGTTCGTTCGGGAGCGGGGCGGCGGGAACGTCCAGGCCGCCCTCGGGAAGGGGTAGACGATGGTGTTCCCGGCGACCCCGCTTCCCGTTGTCGTCGAGGCCATGTTCGACGGGACCACGTGGACGACCATCACCGGCGACGTCTACGTCCGCGACGGCATCGAGATCACCCGCGGGCAGGCCAACGAGGCATCAAAAGCCGAACCGTCAAAAGCCGCGCTCACGCTCAACGCAAGGTCCGGGAACTACTCGCCCCGCAACCCCACCGGGACGCACTACGGGCTGATCGGCCGGAACACCCCGCTGCGGCTGTCGGTAGACCAGGCGACGTCGTACCTGTCGATCGACGCCGCCACCGGCACCACCCCGGCCGCCGGGTGCTCCGTCACCACCCCGGACGCCGCGGCCCTGGACATCACCGGGGACATCGACCTCCGGTTCGACGCC